GTAGTGTACACGGGGCGTCGTTTGAAACAACGGTGTCCTAGCTACAAGGCCCGAGCCTAAACCGGGAAGGAAAGGCTATGTGCTGTGAGCGGCGCATACCATAACAAGCCGCACGGTATAATGTCTCCACGTGCGACACGCTCACTTTTGGGGCTGTAGCCAAGCGGTAAGGCAACGGACTTTGACTCCGTCATGCGCTGGTTCGAACCCAGCCAGCCCTGTTAAAATTTAGATGCTGCTGCAAAATATGATTGCAGAGCTAACGGCATCGCAAAGTGTTGCAACGGATATTTGCGCACTTATTTAGGAAGGAGGTGGTCTTATGCCCTTCAGTGAAAAACAACAAGAGTTTTTCAATAATTGTTCCCATAGATGGAATTTTAAAGTGGGGGCTACTTAGCTAGATCTGGTAAAACTTATGGCGATTACTTTTGGATTCCAAAGCGAATAAGAAACAGAATTGATAAACCAGGTTTGTCAGTTATATTGGGAGTGAGCAAGAGTACCATTGAAAGAAATATACTCGAACCGATGCGAACAATATGGGGACAGGACCTGGTTAGAACGATTTCTACGGACAATACGTGTTATTTATTTGGAGAACGAGTCCATTGCTTGGGTGCTGAAAAAGTATCTCAAGTGAGTAAGCTACGAGGAACCTCAATTAAATATTGTTATGGAGATGAGGTGGCTGAATGGAATGAAGAAGTTTTTGAACTTTTAAAATCGCGTCTTGATAAGCCATATAGTTGTTTTGATGGGGCATTGAACCCAGAAGGTCCAAACCATTGGCTGAAAGAGTTTCTTGATTCTGATGCGGATATTTACAATCAACATTATACGATCTTTGATAACCCGTATCTTCCAGAAGAATTTGTTCAACAGCTCTGTAAAGAGTATGAAGGTACTGTTTATTATAAGCGGTATATTTTGGGCGAATGGGCATTGGCTGAAGGCCTGATTTATCCATTCTATGAAGATTGTTTCGGTTATGCATCTGGAAATACTCCTGAGGAATATTGCTTGAGCATTGATTACGGCACGCTGAATGCTTTTGCCGCAATTTTGTGGGGAAAATTTGGCGATATTTGGTACGCAATAAAGGAATACTATTACTCAGGAAGAAATACCGGCATTCAAAAAACGGACGAAGATTACGCCCATGACCTTGATGAATTTGTAGGAAATCTTACAAGTCTCGAAACAATTATCGACCCATCTGCCGCATCATTTATTACGCTTTTGAGAAAACGCAGGGGAAAATACGTAGTCAAGAAAGCTAATAACGACGTAGATAATGGACTAAGAGAAACCGCTGTTGCTCTAAAAACCGGAAAAATTAAAATTTCTCCATCTATGAAAAACTGGAGAAAAGAGGCCGGCGGTTATGTATGGGATTCTAAGCAAGAAAAAGATGCTCCACTTAAAGAAAACGATCATTTGATGGATGCGACGCGGTACTTCGTAAAAACGAAGCGCATCAGTAAAGTCATGGAAAGCTACCATTCGCCGTTTGAAAGGAGAAGGTTGTAAGTATGCTTACGTTTCAAGATTTTGAAAAGGCAACAGATAGAGAATCTTTTATCAGTACCGCAATCAATGAGCATGTGCATAGCGAGGAATATTTAACCGCCAAATCCGCTGACGCGTATGACCATCAAAAAAATGAAACGGTTTGCAACTACATCCGCCTCATTTTTAACACTATTGGAACGCCGATTGAAGATTTTACGGCAAGTAATAATAAGATCGCGTCGAATTTTTTTCACCGCTTAAACACGCAGCGCTGCGAGTACCTCATCGGTAATGGAGTTTCTTTCTCAGATCATACGAAAGAAGTTTATGACGAGGACAATAATAAGACGGTTATCGACGAGACGAAAGAGGCCTTAGGGAAAAGATTCGACAATGATCTAAAGGAATTGGTTTATTACGGTCTCATTCATGGCACGTCTTATGGATATTGGACGGTGGACAGTGAAAAGGGCAATCGACTTTATGTGTTTAAGCTAACCGAGTTCAAAGCACTTTTTGATGAGGAAACGGGCGTAATGCGAGCCGGCATACGGTTTTGGCAAATTGATACGACGAAGCCGATGTATGCTGTACTTTATGAGGAAGACGGCTATACAAAATATAAAAGCGAAAGCGGAATTTTCGGTTTTAAGGAAATTCAGCCGAAGCACGCGTATAAAACTATCGTCAATAAGAGCGAATTTGATGGCGAAGTAATCGTAGGTGAAGAAAATTTTTCTTCTATGCCGGTAATTCCATTTTACGGCAGCCAGCTTAAACAGTCCACTCTAATTGGTATGCGGCCAGCCATTGATAGTTTTGACCTTATTAATTCTGGTTTTGCAAACGATCTTTCCGATTGTGCTCAAATTTATTGGCTGCTCGAAAATTGTGGGGGTATGTCTGATGCGGAAATTGAACGCTTTCGCGATCGCTTAAAGTTTAACCATATCGCCGTAGCTGACACTGACGAAAGCAAGGTTACGCCTTATACACAAGAAATTCCATATGCCGCTAGAAAGGAATATCTCAATCATATCAGGGCTTGCATTTATGAGGATTTTGGCGGTCTCGATGTCCATACTATTGCGGCCGGAGCTACCAACGATCATATCGATGCGGCTTACCAGCCAATGGACGAAGAGGCGGACGATCTCGAATTCCAGATAGATGAATTTATTCAGCAAATTCTCAATCTGATGGGGATTGAAGATTCTCCCATTTTTAAGCGCAATAGAATAAGCAACCAGAAAGAGCAAACGGATATGGTCCTTTCTGCTGCAGATTATTTGGACGATGAGACGATTCTTTCTAAGCTGCCATTCATTACGGTTGATGAGATTTATCGGATTCTCGCAAATAAAGACGCTGAAGACCAGGAAACTTTCGCTCAAGAGGAAGATATGGAGGATGAAGAGGCGAAGAAGAAACAATATTGATATATACTAGTAAAGCGAACTGCATAGAGAGGGTCTCTGTCGAAAGATAGAGACCTGGTTTTGAATTAAGGCGAAATCATTTGCCGTTATAAATTGGGAGTGAACAATATGCCTGACCTTGGCGCAAAGTATACAGATGACCAAATTATTCAAATGGAAAAACAATTGAAATCTGTGTATAATCAAGCATATAAAGATATTCTTCAAAAGCAGAAAGATTTCAACAAGAAATATGAGGAAAAAGAGGCCAAGTACAAAGAAAAAGTCGCAAAAGGGCAGATGAGCCAAGAAGAATTTGACGCTTGGAAGAAGGGTCAAGTGTTCCAAGGCGAACAATGGCAAAATAAAAAGAAGGACATTCTCAATACCATTTATAATAGCAACAAGATTGCAACCGACATTGTAAATGGTAAAACGCAAAATGTTTTTACATTTAATGCCAATTATATGTCATATGAACTTGAACATGAGGCCGGAGTAAACTTTGGCTTTTCTTTGTATGATTCTGCAACTGTAGTTAACTTGATCAAAAACGATCCTCAGCTTTTGCCTAAATGGAAAATTGATCAGCCTAAAGACTATACTTGGAATCAAAAAAAGCTAAACAGACAAATTACGCTGGGCATAATCGAAGGAGAAAGTTTAGACAAAATTGCAACAAGACTCGGGGATGCGCTTGCTACCCAAAACTTTAACAAAATGAGAACCTTTGCGAGAACGGCGATGACGGGTGCTCAGAATTCCGGCAGACAGATTAGTCTTAATAACGCAAAAAGTCTTGGGATTAAACTTAAAAAAGAGTGGATGGCTACGCTTGACCTGCATACTAGAATAAACCACATATTATTGGATGGGCAGAAAGTAAACACGGATGATGATTTTGAAGTTGACGGGTTAAAAATCCGTTATCCTGGCGATCCTCAAGCCGTTCCGGCTATGACATATAACTGTCGTTGTACGATGGTTGGAGACATTGAGGATTATCCTGCCACTTATGATAGATATGATAATATTGACGGTAAACCCATCAAAAATATGACGTATACCGAATGGGAGGCTGCTAAATCTAAAGGTGAAGATATTTCTCCTGTTCCATTGACGTATGCCGAATGGGAGGCCGCAAAGAAAGAGAGTAAACCGTCTGCTAATACTATAATAAATGGCAAAGATATTTCTGCCACATGGAAACGCAGGCCTGACCAATTTGATTTTGAAATCGAAGATGTTATCAATGCTCAAGGATTTGACGGAAAGCCTAGAGTAGTATCTGCTGAAGAATTTGATAAAGCGGTTAAAGTCGCAAATAATGGCAATGGATTTATTGCACAAAGAACATATTCTGCTCCTGATCAAGAAACACTTGATGCATATCGAGATCAGCTTTATAACGGCAAATGGTATGTAGATTGTTCAACTGGCGGAGCTCAGTATGGACAAGGGATGTATTGCGCTGCTGATTATAATGGACAGCTTACAGATGGCATTAAATCTGAAATGGGACACTATCAAGAACTTAATAGGGAAAGAGGGAACTCTTTTGCGTATACTGAAACATTAACCCTCGACCCAAGTGCGAAAATAATAAATTCTGATATGGTGAGGCCGGAATACTTGTTAAGGCAGGCTAAAGATTTATATTCAGATGAAAAGAATTCAAAACTCACAAAACTTTTAGAAAAATTAGACACCGAAGTGCATTCTGGAAAACCCATATATGGGACTGTTCAAAAAATTGTAAAAAACACAGGTTCAAATGAGTTGGAAAAAATCTTCGATGAATATGTGACCGTTCCTGCATTTGGAAAACCAAAGCATGATGCTGGATGTATTGCTACTATGCTTGGATACGATGCAATTAATGCAGAAGGGCATGGACAAAGTGGAAGTTATACTGTAATTTTGAATCGTACAAAAGTAATTTTTAAAGGAGAATAATTATGATTGAATTTCGTAGGAACAAAGAAACAGGTATTTTAGAAGTATGGAAAGACGGAAAATATGTAGGTGATGTAACCACGATGGGAGATGAGATAAGTAACAATACTTATAAGGAAAAATGATATGGCCGATATCGGAATTAAAGAAAATCATACAGACGAAGTGTTAAAAGCTCTTGATGAGGCCGCTCCTAAAATTTTGGAAATGATAGGGATTAAAGCTGAAAAATATGCAAAGGCTTTGTGCCCTGTTGGTACAGTAGAATCTACTGGAATAAAAGGGTATAGAGGCGGCACTCTTAGGAATTCCATTACGCATCAAGTAGAAGATAAGACTGTGCTACTCGGAACCAATGTAGAATATGCTCCTTATGTAGAACTTGGCACAGGTCCTAATTTTACGCCTCCGCCTGAATGGGAGAGTTTTGATGTACCTACATCAAAAGGCACTGGGCATGGATATGTAAGGCCAAGGCCTTATTTGAGACCAGCGATAGAAGACCATTTGGATGAGTACAAGGATATAATAGAAAACGAATTAAAAAATGCCTGAGCTCACACTCTGGTATTTATCTTTATAATTAAAGCGGTTTTATTTACATTATCATGTTAATCGTATGAAATTCTATATAAAATCTTATTCTATCTTTTGTATATATTTACATCGCCAATATCTTGCTATATAATTTTATTCAGGTAGAAGCAGTTACCTGACTCTAAGGCGAAGAACAGCCCCGAAGAAAAGGAGAGGAAAATGGCATTAACTAGAGCAATGCTCAAAGGTATGGGTTTGACTGACGAACAAATCGGAGCCATTATCGAAGAGCACACAAACGTAACCGGTGGACTTAAGGACCAAATTAAAGCTCTGAAAGAATCCGCGGATAAACTTCCAGAGGTTGAAAAGGAACTTAATGATCTTAAAGCAGGGAATGATGATTGGAAAGGTAAGTACGAGAAGGAGCATAAAGCCTTTGATGATTACAGAAAAGACATTTCCAATAAAGAGACGCTTGCTAAAGTAAAAGCTGCGTACCGTAAACTGCTGAAGGACGCTAATGTTGGTGAAAGTCATCATGATTCTATCCTTAAGGTTACGGATTTCGGCAATATCAAACTGAACGAAGATGGTACTCTCGCTGATGCCGACAAGCTAAAAGATGCAATTAAGAAAGATTGGAGTGGTTTTATCGTTACTCCCAGCACAAAAGGGGCTGGCGCGGCAACTCCTCCCGGAGGAAGTGACGCTAAGCCTAGTGGAAGAGCGGCTCAGTTGGCGGCTCAATATCACGACAATCTGTATGGAAAGGTAAAGGAGAATTAAAATGTCTTTTAATGGAAGCCATAACGGCCAGACTTATGCTCCTGGCTGGTTTCTAGCAAACAATGAGGATTGCACAAGATTTACTAAGACAATTCCTCAGGCCCTTGCAACCGATGCTCCAGATGGCACGAAATATGTGAAAATGGGCACGGTTTTCCCCGCAAATGATGGTACTGCAACGGGTATCGTTTATGAGGATGTGGATGTAACGAAGGGCGATATGCCTGGCTCGGTGGTTGTTAAGGGTGAGGTTTATGCTGATAAACTTGTCGCAGAGCTTAGTACTGAGGCAAAAACGGCACTTGAGGCACGGGGATTTGTATTTATCACGGCTAGCCCTGAGACTACCCGCCCTTATTGAAATTTGGAGGTATAACGATGGATTGGGAGAATGGCATTTTTGGAAAAATTCCTCAGACGGAGTGGTTGGACGTTGGTTTTAATGTTACCCGTCAAAATGATCCTATTGATGGACTTTTTGGGGATACTAAGACCGATAACCTGGTAGCCGAGTGGGAATCTATTGCCAATGAGTATCAAATTCCTGTCATGGCACAGTTTCACGCTTTTGATACGGAATCTCAGAAGACTTTCAGAATTCCGATTGATACCCACAACGTGGAAAAGGGCCTGATTAAGGTTAAGATTAATCAATCTGAAAGAATGAGAGCCCTTACTCGCGCTGGCGTTCAAAACGATGCAATGTTTGACTATGTTATCAACGACGGCATTCGTCTTGCCGATCAGGTGTTTACAAGGTCTAAGGTTGCAAAGAACGAGCTGATGGCTACCGGTAAGGTTACTATTAAGGAGAACGACCTTAATCTTACCGTCGATTATGGAGTTCCGAAAGCTAATACTGCATATACACTCGATTTTAGTTCTGACGCTGCTGAGGATATTTCTTCTCAAATTCAGGCTATTATTGATGATGCTACCAGCAAGGGCGTAACTATTAATGGCATGATGACCTCTAAGGCAAGCATTTCTAAGCTGAGAAATAATGAGGCTCTGCAGGTCATTATTGGCGGCGCTTCTGCGAAAGGCCAGTTGATTCGTAGAGCTGCTCTTGATGCATATCTGGAAGAGGAGTTTGGGATTGATACCATTATCACAAACGATCTTACTTATGGCAAGAGTGCTACGATTGGCGCAGACGGTCGTCCGGTAATTGCTACCGCTAGATATTTCCCCAAGGATAAAGTTACATTTTTTGCTAGTAATCCCGGCGGAAAGCTTGGCACTGGTCTGTGGGGAAATCCGCCCGAGGTTGATGATTTTGAGATTAGGGTAGGTTCTTCTGGAGTTTCTCCTTACGTGTATGTGAGTCAGTGGTTTGAGCAAGATCCTCATGTTCTTTGGACTAAGGCTTCCGCATTATTTATGCCTGTGCTTTATAACCCGGATTCTCTGTTCATTGCAAGCGTAAAGGGGTAAAATGGAGTTGAGGTATGCTGGAGCAAATTTTAGATTTTATCCATAATTATTTCGTGAAAGAGGTATATCGTGGAAAGTTTAAAATTTCCGGCAATACCTTAAACGTAGATTTTCTTCAAAAGGGTCAATATTACAGGGTGATAGGTTCCGTCTTTAATGATGGTATCTATAAATATTCTTCAGACCAGCTAACGGATGAAGAATTCACCGGCGAAGTTTGGGCGATGTCTGTTCCTCCTGCAGTCATCGCCCTTGCCGGTGAGATTGAAGATTGGTTGAAAAAATATGGCGATGCGATGAATAGTCCTTTTCAATCTGAAAGTTTTGGAGGATATTCCTATTCTAAAGGATCAACTGGGCCAAGCAATAATAGTGGTTCTGCAAACGCCGCCGATTGGAGAAAAGTGTTTGGCAGCCGTTTAAATGCTTATAGGAAAATCAATGACAGATTCGTCATTAGAAGGTACAAAGATGAGCCTGTTGACTGAGGCAATGGAAAATTGCGTAATGCTGAATAAAGTTACCCGTTCGGACGGTTATGGCGGAAGGGTAGACACTTGGCAGGAAAGCGATTTTGTTTTTGACGCAGCTATTGTTTTTGATACATCTTTGGAAGCTAGAAGGGCTGATAAAGAAGGGGTAACTAGTCTTTATACAGTAACAACCACAAAGTCCATTACCATGGAATACCACGATGTATTCAAACGTCTTCGTGATGGCAAAATATTTAGGGTGACTTCTGATGGAGATGATAAATATACTCCTGCTAGTGCTACGCTAAATATGAGGCAAGTCACGGCGGAGGAATGGAGTTTGCCGAATGGATAAATCTCAAGCACTTTATTCATTTTGGAGCGGATTCGGATTGGTTGCATATGATGAAAATACTGTCCCAGATGATGCTGTCATGCCTTATATTACGTATTCTTCTAATACGGATAGTTTAGGCGGTCCTCTTACACTATACGGCTCGCTTTGGTATAAATCTTATTCCTGGGAAGAAATATCAAAGAAAACTGAAGAAATCGCCGAGTTTATATACAAAATGAAACCAATCCCTATTAAGGGTGGATATTTATGGATTACTAAAGGATCGCCATTCGCACAAAGAATGTCAGATCCGAGCGATGATTTGATTAGACGTATGTATATTAATATTAATGCAGAATTTTTAACTGCATATTGAGAGGTAAATAATTATGGGAACTTTTACTGTTATTCCTCAAAATACTTTTGAAGCATTACAGCTCGATGCGGGAGTTCTGCTTAAAACATTCGACCCTGCAAAGCCGTCTGTGAAAGATGAGGATATTATTTGCGCTACTACTGGAGGCATTAACCCAGTTTGCAAGCCTAACTATTCGGATTTTGGAGAGGATGTAGACAACTGCCCTAATAATATGAAGGAGCTTAAGCATCTGGATTCGTGGGACTGCTCTATTGCCTTTACTGCTCTCGGTACATCAACAGAACTGATCAGAATGGCACTCGGTGCAGCAGATATTGATGGAACGGATACTACAAAAATTGTTCCTAGAGCTGATCTCGCACAAACTGATTTTTCCGATATTTGGTGGGTCGGTGATAAAGCTGACGGAGGTTTTGTTGCTATCCAACTTTTGAATGCTCTGTCGACAGAAGGTTTTTCACTTAAAACAAGTAAAAATGCAAAAGGACAGGTTGCAGTTACTCTTACTGGCCATGTGTCCATTAATGCTCAAAAAGTTGTTCCAATGGTATTTTATAGTGTAGATGCATAAGAGGAAACTACAACACCTTAAGGAGTAAATTATGAAGAATCTGGCGAATTGTAAACCGTCTGAGTTTTTAAAGCAGACCAACAGAATCAAAAAGTCACTTGAAAAATGGATGGTAGATATTGACCTCAAAAAGATTAGAAGCCAAGTGCCAGAAATGACTGTAGTTCCTAAAGATGCTGATGAAGCTACAAAAAAGCAAATTTTTGAGGAGAATAAGAGAAAGGTAAGAGATCAGGGATATAAAAATCTTTCTAAAATTATTGATGCCGCATTTGGTGAACATCCTGATGAAACCCTAGAAGTGCTTGCTCTTTTATGCTTTGTTGAGCCAGAGAATGTGGATGATCACCCTATGGGGGAATATCTTACCGCATTATCAGAGCTCATCACTGATGAGGCAGTAATTAATTTTTTTACCTCATTCTCACGATTGGGGCAGAGCGATATTTTGAATGCATAAAAACTATAAGGTTAGATTTATTAGAAATATTTGGACGCGGGTATATAATTGAACATTGTATATCTGCGTTTAAAGCATCACAAAAAGAAGAACTTTATAGAATTTATATGTCCGATTTGTTGAGAATGCAACTGAGAAATGATTCAATCCCTAGATATTATGATTTAACTTCTTCGTTTGATCGTCCTGCTGGGAAGAAACCTGACCCTGAAGAAATTAAAAGCAGGATTAAAAATGGAGTAAATGCATTAAGAGGTTGACAATGGACTTACTGAGCCTTGTAGCAAAATTGTCGCTAGATTCAAGTGAATATGAAAAAGGCTTGGGCGACGCAGAGACTAAGGGTTCAACCTTTGGCCGTGGACTCAAAAAAGCGGCGGTAGTTGGTGCGGGGGCTGTTGCGGCTGTTGGTACGGCGGCTATTGCCGCAGGAACAGCACTTGTAAAAGGCACAGGTGATGTTGCGACATACGGTGACAATATTGATAAAATGTCACAGAAAATGGGCATTTCTGCACAGGCATACCAAGAGTGGGATGCAATCATGCAACATTCCGGCACATCTATCGACAGCATGAGCCGTGGAATGCAGACTTTGCAGAAAAACGCAATAAAGAGTGCTGATAAATTTGAAAAACTTGGCATATCACAGGAACAGCTTGCGAGCATGTCAACAGAGGATTTA